AGATCCTAATATTGATAGATACCTACATGAGATGGCTATGTTATTCCAGAACTTAGGAATTGATTCAACTCCTGAAGAGAGAATATATGCTAAGGAAGAAGAGAGAAGGTATATATCTAAGATCTATGATTTAGATCCTGAGGTAGGTAAGAGATTAGGATATGATTGATCATGTAGAAATCAAAATTGAATTAGGTAAGATTCCAAGCCTTAATAAATTCTATTCATCTCCTCATTGGACATTTAGATCTAAGGAGAAAACTAAATGGAAGGAGATAATATCTGATCAGTTAGATTATGATTTTAAAATGAAATCCTGTTCAATAATAGCTAGAGTGAATTACAGGTATGATCTTGATAATTGTATTATGGCTATCAAGTTTACTCAAGATGCTATTGTAGATGCAGGACTTCTAGAGGATGATAATAAGAGATATATCAAGAAATTGAGTATCATTCCAGATCCTGAATTACCAAAGGATAGTTCCCTGATAATCATCAAGGGAGAAATTATTTAAAAAAATTTTTAATAATTCTTTTGTATATCAGTTTTTTTTCTTTTCTTTGAAGTATCAAAAGAGAGAGATATGAAAAATTCAATTAATTTAAAACAGGAAATGGCTTGGGTAACATTTATGCACGATCAATGGGAAGTAGTTTGGATTCCGTTGACTGACATAAATGGCAAACAACTAGAATGGGACTCCAATTCTGTAATGGAATTCTGCCGAAATAAATTTAATAGATTTGGTATTAATTTTGGCATTGCTAGAACTAGTCAAATGATTTTAGGAAATGCAGAAAGAGATAATCTTTAAATAATAGAGAGATATGGAAACACAAACTATTTATCAGATCCTAGATGATCTAGAAGGATTCGCAGAACAAGTAGGAAGCGAATGGATGAAGGAGAGACTTGCAATGCTAGAGGCTCATCTTGCTCAATTAGAAAATAATCAATCAATTAAATAATCATGAAAAATTCTAAGGTTGTTAGTATAGTTCCTCAAGGGGATTATCAGTTAAGAGATGGAAAGACTTTATATAAGTTTCTCCTAACATTTGAGAACGGAGATTCTGGAGAGTATTCTTCAGTAAAGCCTGATCAAACAAAGTTCGTAGTGGGCGCACCTGCTGATTATGAAATATCATCTACTCAGTATGGTAACAGGATCAAAGCAGTTTACTCAGGAGGCGGAGGATATTCATCAGGAGGAGGCTATTCTTCAGGCAATGATGATAAGCAGAAGATGATTGTCAAGCAATCCTGTTTAAAAGCAGCAGTTGATCTGTTAAAGGACAAAGGAGCAAAGAGTACAGATGTGCTTAAGGTTGCTGATTCTTTTGTTGCTTGGGTATTGGAAGAAGGCAAGAAAGAAGAAACTACCTACAATAATCACTTCTCTTCCAGAGAGGAGAAGATTGAAACTGCTCAAGCTATTGTGCAGAAGTCAGATGATGATTTACCATTCTGATTTTTTTTTGATGATGAGAAGAGGGCAGCAGAAATGTTGCTCTTTTTTTTTCTCAGGATCAGAGATATTAAAAATTATTGTTTAGATTAGGGAGATGATTCACCAACACTTAGTGCAATCAGATAGCACTATAAAATATCTGGAAAGGGCAAGGAAAGGGTTGATTGCTCAAGCATCTAAATTTGGAGTTGAGGAGATAGACCAATATCTAAGATTCAAGGAGGGAAACTTTGTAGTTGTTACAGGTCATGCGAATGTGGGAAAGACTCATACAATGATATACCTGCAACTGCTACATACCTTAGAGAATGGATCTAGATGGTTAGTATATTCATCAGAGAATGAAGTACAATCCATACAGAGAAAGATCATAGAGTTCCTAGCAGGAAAGCCAATCAATCAGATTGATGAGAGTGAGTTCTGGAGACATCATGCTTTTGTGCAGGGGCATTGGGCATTCATAGATAGTGAACTTATCGTTAATGCTTTTGAGTTATTAGAGATAGCTAAGGAGATCTATGATGCTTGGGAGTTTAATGGATTGATGATTGATCCTTATAATTCACTTACCATTAGGAAGGAGGATCTCAAGGGAATATCAACACATGAATACCATTATGAAGTAACAAGCCATATCAGAAAGTTCTGCAAGGAATATAGAGTTACTACTATCCTAAATACACATCCTGCAACAGAAGCCCTGAGAAAAGTATTCAAGGGGAATCATGAATATGCAGGACATACAATGCCTCCTATGGCATCAGATGTTGAAGGAGGAGGAAAGTTTGTTAACAGATCAGATGAGTTCTTTGTGATACATAGATATACTCAACATGAGAGAGATTGGATATATACAGATATTCATGTGAGGAAGATTAAGGAGTTAGAATCTGGAGGTAGACCAACTCCACTTGATTCACCTGTAAGAATGGAATCAACCACAGGCAATTGTGGCTTTAGAATAAATGGGTTAGATTTAATCACCAAAAAAATAGAAATAGATGGATCTCCATTTTGAGGGAAATAAATTATACTACATGGAGAAGGAGGCAGAATTATATGCTGCTCTTCAGGTTGTAAGCAAGGAATTGAATGGTCAGGAGAGTATGACTAAAGAGGAGGTTTGGGATGTGTTTAATATCCTGATGGACACCTCAGCAGTTTACCGACATATCACAGATTACTTCAATGTTCTGGATAAGAAGATCCTAGAGGCTAGGGTTGAGAATGGTAAATTGAAGCAGGAGATGTATGATCTAAGAAAACAGAATGCATCATTAGAGAAAACGATTGAAGGATTTATGAATGAGTTTTAAAAGGAAGATGGACAAAGGGCAGAAATTCTATATCAACAATATGGAGTTCGTATGTATGGAGGTTCATGCATATCTGCAAACTAGAGTAGATGGAGAGAAGAGTGATATAGATGTAGGATCTAGCTATTACATAGTAAGAAATGCATCATCAGGATCATTACATAGAATACCATTTCAAAAAATAATAGATAAAGAAAACGAGATAAAATGGATGAATTAGGATTAGTGTTAAAAGCATATTATCAGGAGATCAATGTAATTCCAAACGGAAGCAGGACATTAGATCAGGTATTTGCTAGGAGTGCAATGATGGTTGCAATGAGAAAGTATATGAGCCTTCATCAAGTAGGCAGGGTTTTTGGTAAGAATCATGCTACCATTCATCATGCAGGTAAGAAGCATGAGGCAAATATGGATTGGAGTGCTAGTTATAGATTCTATTATGAGACTGCTGAAAGAATCCTGATTGATAAACCCAGCCTGAAGATATTAGCTGATAATACATTGATGGCTCAGTTCAGTAGACAGAAGATGAGAATCATGGAATTAGAGGGGCAAGTTAGTAACTTGAAAGACAGGATATTAGAATTAGAGGGAAATGGTGTTATATTAGAAGCAGATGGAAATAGAATTTAACCCACTTTACGGCTTTATGTTAGGCGTTAATTATGCCTACTATCCAGAGGAGAATGGAGAGCCTCCCTTACACTATTTGCAGATAGCAGTAGGGATTGGAATCATTGGAATAACATGGATCGCATAGAGAACTTTTATAGGAAGAACTTTAAGAGATTAACAGGCTTTATTAAGCAGTACACAGATGGCTCTTATGATATAGCATCAGACATTGTTCAGATGGTATTTCTTAGGCTGCTAGAATTGGAACAGGAAGGGAGGACTAACTTTTATGAGGGGGACTCCCTTTCTTTCTTTTATGTATATAGATCCTGTATCAATACGGCTCTAAAATATCAAAGGACAAAGAAGAGAATCCAGAAGGTTGATATTGATGATCTGGAGAATCATAGTTATGAAACCTATCCAGAGGAGAGGGAAGCTATGGAGAAACTGATTGATATGATGGAGCAGGAGTTGGATGATATGCATTGGTATGATTCCAAGATGATCAGGATTCACATGGAGGGAAACTCAATGAATAAGATTCACAGGGAGACTAATATCGGATTAACATCAATAAAGAATACTATCAAAAATGGCAAAGCGAAAATCTACGACCAAATCAAAGAAGATTACCAAGACTACGAAAACGGAGACTACGACAAAATCTAAAGGGCTAGGAGATACTATTGAGAAGATCACAGAAGCTACAGGAATTAAGGCAGTAGTAAAAGCTATTGCAGGAGAGGATTGTGGATGTGATGAGAGAAAGGATTGGCTCAATAAAAAATTCCCCTATAAGAAGGTTGAGTGCTTAGATCCTGATGAGGAAGAATATCTATCTAGTGGAATCCTGAAGGAGAAGAGAATAAGCAGGAAAGATCAGGAGATGATAGCTAAGATTCATTCAAGGGTATTTAGCCACAAGTATCATGTGCCTTGCAGTTGCAATCCTAGTATCTGGAAACAATGGATCAGGGAATTAAGTGAGATGATGGATGAGCCTCAATAATTATCTAAAGAAAGGAAGAAACCTATCAGATTCTAGGACTGCTATTTGCGTTGATGTAGGTAAATCAGGAGAGGATTTATTCAAGGAGTTAACAGGTGCTATCAAATCTGAATTAGCAGATGATAAGCAGCATATTGATTTCTATTGGGGAGAGAAGAAAGTTGATGTAAAGGGATTGAAGAAGATGCATCACTCAGGTTTTATTCTTCTGGAGTTTATCAATGTATGGGGAGGTAACGGATGGTGCAGTAAGAATAGCAAGGCAGAGTTCATTGCCTTTCAGTTTCCTGATAAGTTCTATGTATTTAAGAAAAGTGATCTCAGGGAGAGAGCATTGGAATTATGTGAGGAGTTTGATCAGGATAAGGTGATTAGAAAGAATTGGATTCCGTATGATGAGGCTAAATATAAATGGGTTGGAAGGTATAATGCTCAGGATGTGTTTACATATCTGAAGATATCAGATGTTGATGATTTGATATATGACTTACTCCCTTATACTATAAAGGAATGATGATATTATTTGGGATTGCATTAGGTATTGCATTGAATCAAATCAGGATCTTACAGAGGAGGCTTAATGAGATAGAGGACTTTCTTGGGAAAGTTTTTTTTGATGATGATGATAAGTAATTAAAAATAATTGTTTATATTTAACCATCATTAAAAATCAGAGAGATGAAAACAACAAAGATTCAAGCAGCAAAGTATTATGCTTTTCTAGCAGTAGCATCAAGCCTTTTTACAATTGTGGTTCTATCAATTGCTAAGGGAATGGCAATCCTTTTAAATACTACACTATGATAATGTTAGATGGTTCAAACTATGATCAGGATTGGATGATTGATCAGGCTAAAGGTGATGAGTTCTATTATGGAGTTCTAAACACATTAGCATTATCATCATCTAGTTGTAAGATGTTATTAGATAGCCCTAAGACCTTCCATAACTATATGAAGTATGGAAACTCAGAGAACTCACCTGCTTTATTGATGGGGAGGATTATTCATGTGATGATCCTAGAACCTCAGAACTTTGAGAAGATATTTGAGGTAGTGGATGTAGCATCTAAGAATACTAAGAAGTATAAGGAGGCTCAGGCAGATACAACCAAGACCTGCATAACTACAAAGGATCTTCAGGCAGGAGAGAGAATGGCTGATGCGTTTAATAGGAATGAGGTTGCATTGAGTTATCTAGCAGATGCAGAATGTGAGGTTCCTATGGTTGATCTTGTAGGAGGATTTCCATTCAGAGGGAAGGCAGATATCCAGAGAGGTAGTGAGATAATTGATATCAAAACCACAACAGATCTAAAAGCCTTCAGATATTCAGCAGATAAATATGGATATGATCTACAATGTTATATCTATTGCAATCTATTCAAGATATCCTATAAGGATTTTACATTTATTGCTCTAGATAAATCATCTACTGATATAGGAATATATGATGTATCTGAGGAGTTCTATAAGAGAGGAGAACATAAGTTCAATAGGGCTATTGGCTTATACAGAGATTTC